AGTAGAGGTTTTGGATATTGTATTTTAAATTATAATCACCTGTATTTTTATCAACAAATGGAGTTTTCTTCATTTTGTTAATAATCTTTTGCATGTAGTTATCTACTTCATTAGGATTAATATTACCAATATCAATTTTGAATATTCTTTTTTCAGGTGCTCTCATAATACGATGGATTAACATCGCATCTTCCATTAATTGTAATTGTTTCCAAACTCTACGGCCGTTCTCAATCATAGCCTTACCATATGGTAGAAAGTTTGTATCTGATAGTAAACGGAAGTGAGCTATTTCATAGTTCTCATATTCCTTTTTACCAAATCTATCTAATTCAACTTTAAACTTAACATAGTTTTGATTCATTGGGTCAGTACCTTCCAATCTTTCCGTATTATATACAGAGTATGGAGTTACATTAATAATACCCTTACCTTCTGCCATTTCTAATGCTAAAAAGAAGTCACCATATTTTACTAAGTTTCTAGTCCAAGGCCAAAGATTAAATTCTATGTTTATAATATCATAAAATAGGTTATGTAGTATAGCACTTACATTTTCGTTTGATGATTTGATTGCTAATATATCACCATATTCATTCTTTGTTGTAGATTCATCCGAATATATATCTAATGCAGATGCTATAATTGGGTCATTATCCATAGCATCATAATCTCTGAATAATTCTCTACGAACCTGATGGTATGCCATTGATTGTGCACCCTGATTGGTTTCGTAATATGACCTTTGTAATTTTGTATATCTATCTCTAAGATTTACAAAGTTCGTACTCATTTGCTTCTCATCCGTATCAACAACTCTACGCTTACCATCTTTGTCAACGGTAACAATAGCATTTGTTGAAAATAATTTCTTTAGTCTACCAAAAAAACTTTTACTGTCATCTAATTCTTGTTCTGCCATAATTTATTTTATCAGTTTTCTATTTTGACATTATATAACATAAATATCGTAAAATATCAAAACACTACAACCATTGGGATAAATCCTCAAAATCATCCCCAACTCTCATTTTCCAAGGGTTATCATTCATTGTATCATTACCACCATAAATCCCTTGAGATGTATTTGATGTTATACCACTTACCGCTTGTTTGGTTAAATCAATACCCTCTTGTCTTAAACGAAGTGCGGTATCTCTAACCCATAATCCAATTGATATAGCCATAACTAAGTCATCGTTATAACCTTTCATTGCTTCAGCTCTACCATTCATATAAATAAACGTAAATAATTCATCTATTAAACGAGATGAACGAATTATAATTGATTTCTCTCTAAAGTAATCAGTTAATTTAGATATGATTAAAGGTCTAGTCTTAGAAGTTGTTGAAAACCCAGCTACTAATCCCTTTTCTTCACTTCTATATCTATTTGTCATTTGATGTTGTATATCAATGTATTTTAAATCCTTACTCATATAGAATAAGTTTTTATATCCTCTATCAATTACTTGCTGAATTGTTGCCCAACCAATATTTGCGTTCTCTATTACAAGTAATGCATCATTATATTCTGTTGAAAGTGCTACTAAAAAGTTTCCAAAATCTTTAGTGTCCACCTTACCTCTATATTCTGCAACCTGTACGGAATTCACAATATCAATTACATGACAAGTAGAATAATCGGCACCATCTCCTCTAGCCACATCGGCCACTACCATATACGATTTAGAATAATCAGCATGCTCCCATTTCCAAAGATTTCCATCAAACCCACCTTTCTCAACTGGTGGTATTACATATGTTTCTTTATAAAACATTAATAATTCAGGTTCAATTACAGTTTCACCAGAAGATATAAAATCACAATCACATTCTTGTGCTGCTTTCTTTGTACCTAATAGCTTCTCTTGTTCATCTCTCCATTTTTGGTCTCTTTCAGGATGAACTGTCCAATGTAATCTGATTGTATTAAATGGATTTGTACTTTCTTCCGCACCTAACCAAGTTTGATGAAACCAATTACCCACACCATTCGGAGTAGATAATGCTATACAACTACCACCCGTTGATAAGGTTGATTGAGCCGATACCCAAATCTCATCAATATCATCAATGAAAGCTGCCTCATCAAATATAAGAAGTGATAATGCTTCAGAACGTCCTGCATCAGGAGATGAAGCAATAGCCTTAATTTGAGAACCATTTTGTAAACGAAGGGAAAGTTTGTTATCTTCCATAGACCCACCTTTAAGCCATGTTGGAAGCAAATCATGCATTACTCTAACTTTAGTTACTAAGTTCTTTGCCACTTCTTGCTTTGTTGCAATTACCAACACATTAAAATCCGTATTGAATATCATCTTCCAAAGTGAAAACCCAGCACAAAGTGTTGAGATACCAGTTTGTCTTGATTTTAGAACTACGTTAAATCTATTATCTTTAAATTGTGTTAAAGTCTTTTCCTGAAATGGGAATAATTGAAATGGTATCTTACCTCTAACAGGATGTTGAATCATACAATACTTCTTCATAAAATGTATTGGGTCTACCGCACATTTTTTGTATTCTTCTGCAATAATCTCTTTTAAAGATTTCTTTTGTGTTATACCAGTACTCATATTAATCTTTAAGAGGCCTTACTAAATCGTAATTTTTATCTTTTAATTTATCGTAAGCCTCATTTCTTAATTTAGTAGCTTGTTCAATTTCACCTTCAAACTTAACAATATCCAAAAGAATTTCTGCTTTAAGTTCTTCCACATCCCTCTCCATACTCCAAGTTTCAATCTTGCCATCTTCTTGAACTACTTCATAGGTTTGCTTTGCATCTCTATAAGCTTGTTTGAATTGAGATAATACATCGTTACCATATCCAATCATATTAGAATATATTTTATAATCCTCATAGGCTTCCCACAATCCATCTAATTTAATTTGAGATTCTTTTATAGTAAGACAATGTAAACAATATCCAGTTTTAGATATTAATTTTTTATCAACTCTACCTACTTTGATTGTTTTACAACTATCCGATTTACAAGTGTTTAACTTATCTAAGTAAGCTCTAACTTCTGCCATAGTATCACCCAATTCAGATATTTCTATTTTACCAGCTTCTAATTGTTCATAAGACTTACCATTATCATCAGTCCACTTATCACCAACTTCTCTTTTTATCTTTTTTTTGTCTGCTCCGGAGAATGAAATTTGTGTTTCCTTTTGATATTCCCCACCCGTCAAAACCATATCAACCAACTTTCTACGTGTTGGGTGCATAAACTTTTTATTGAATTCCTTTGCCATACTATATACGATATATTTGTATATATAAGTATATCAAAATTAAGAAAACGATTATTTTGCGAAGAAAATACCTAAAATTTGATTTAGGGGTGCGAATGCACCTGTTAATTTGTAAGTGTTACCGCCATATACGAATACCAAGCCCTCATTTGGTACAATTTTATCAAATCCACCCAATGCTTGCATTCTACTCAATTCTAATTTAAGTTTTGCAATCTTTTTAGGGTCACCACTTGCTTTAACATCTGCTATTGTACTTTCCAAACGAGCTAACATTTGTTTAGTAGCCTGTTTTGGATTTGCTGTCAATACCGAATCCATAAATGATAAAACGTCTGCACCAACTCCTAAAAATATTTCCTCAAATCTCATTAGATTTTGTTTTGATATTTTAGCTTGGTCATTCTTATCGGTTGTATCTGCCCATTTTTGTATCTTAGGGTCTTTTATATCTGCTATACGGAAACTCTTATCACCAAAAGCCCATCTTTTAACTAATCCTATTTTTTGCTGTGCATCCAAACTCTTTGCACCTTTATTTACAAAGTTTGTCCACCAAGCTTGATGATAATCAGCTACTCCCGATTTATCATTTAATGCAAATTCAGATTGTAATTTAGTTATCATTCCCAAATACTTTCCTTGCAATTTATAAAGGTCTTCCGATTTAGGTAATTTTTGCATTGGAGGTCCCTGAATTGTATATTTGGATTGAACATGTGCATTTACTTGCTTAATCATTCCACCTAATACTTTTGCAGCTTCTTGATTCTCGCCTACTATAACACCCTCTCTATCATATTCAAACGTACCATGAAATACTAATAGGGGTTGGTTGTATGGGATTACGTTTACTGATGTTGGATATATTACTTCCAAATTCATAAAACATGCACCATCCTTAAAAACCTTCTTACGTTGGGGTTCGGATAGTGCTGATATTGCTGCTGATAAATCTTTCATTGCGAAATTATATGCATCAGTCAATCCGCCCCTACCTCCAAACTTTTCAGCTACTTGTCCTATTGTCATAGCACCTTCACCTTTGTTCTTTAGGTGTGATTTGTTACGAGCTGCAACTAATCTTCCATTTACCCAACTAATTGCTAATGCTTGTCCATCAGTTTTTTCTCTTACAGTTTCCAAATCACCATTTAGTGCTTTAGTTACAATATTTTTTAAATCTGCAAAAGTAAGATTCATTTCAATATCAAATGGATGGTTCATATGCCCATAAGCACCACCCTCAACTAATAATTCCTCTTTAAGAAAATCTTGTGGTAATTTTAAATCATGCTTTAATATACGATTGTACTTATCAGTTGTATCATTATGATTATCTATTGGTAATTTTTGGTCTACTGCTTTTTTCTTTTCTCTTTCAGATGGTGTTTTATCAAAAAAGTTCCAGCCTTCTAAATTATCTAAATAATATCCTTCATTATCATAATCATCCCAATTTGCATTCCACATCGTACCGCTTGTTGCGTTACCATCATTGTAGAAAGCCCCATTACCACTTGCTTCAGCTATACTATCACCTTCAATACTTGCCAACTTTTGATAATAATTTATATCTTCCCATAAATGGTCCATTGCTATTTCGGCTGCATATCTAATATCAGATGTATGCTCCATTTCAACTCTAATACCATTTATCAATTTAGGTTTAATATATTCTGCTGCAAATTGCTTTGGTTCGTAATATCCTTTAGAATCCCACTTATTAGCCAAATCAATTAAAGTTTTACCATTTGCCAAACCACCAGGAATTTTATCATTCATTTCTTTAACAGGCTCATATCCTTTATTTTGTGTATCTTTAGTATCGGCTTGATGACCAGGTTTTTTTTCTCTATCATCATCAAAATCAATTGTATCCAATTCTGCTTCATAACCCCAATCAGGTGTGTACATTCCACCTTTATGATGTTTGTTAAAATCATCATCTGCCCCACCAGAATCAACAGGTATGTGATTTTTTACAGTAGTTACTTCTTTTACTTTAGTATATTCATCACTATCATCACCATCCAATTTAGATTTTAATTTCTTAACATCTTTAGTATTAGGTGCCCCATTAATATATCCACCCGGTAAACTCAAACCTACACCAGATCCGCCGGGAAATCCCATTTCATCTAATATGGAATCAAAATCAGAAACTATTTCTTTAATATCTTCTTTTGAAATTATTGTATCTTTTTGATTATCAGGCAATTCCCAAAATCTTTTAGGTTTATCTATTGCTTTATTTGGTTCGGTTTCTTGCCAATCCTCAACAGTATGTGGGTCATCTGCAGGATTCAATGTACTTTGTGTTACATTCTTAAGTTTATAATAAGCTTTTCTGAATTGCGTTTCTGTATCTTTTGATTTTCCTCTACCTCTCATAGAATCTGCTTTAGGAGTATCTATTTGAGTATATCCACCTTGCTTATACCAACCTTCAGGCTTAGCTTTATTTAATATTCTAGGTTGTCCATCTGCTACAAATGATGTATCAGGTTCATCACCGGCAGTCATACCAGCATTACTAGCAGCTTCTTTTAATTCTTCTTTTTTAGGAATTCTAAATGTTGCTACCTTCTTACCATTGATTGTTGGCATTCCCCAATCATCAGTTCCTATTGTTTTTACAACTACTTTTTTATTTTTAAATCTACCCATTAGAATAGTATCTCCAATTTTTACATTTATTTTAATTTCCTCATTAATACATTCTTTTAAACTCTTTAACTTAAGGGTAATTAATTTGAATATTTGTTCATCAAATTTAGGATATGCTTTTGTAAAGTTTTTCTTTCTATCAGCAGCGCTTCCAGCACTTAACCAATATCTAACATCAGTACCACTTATAGGATTTGCAGTAGCTGGAGATGCGTAAACATATCCTCTATCTAAATAAGGTTCAGTTACTTTACCTTTATATGGTGTGAAATATTTACCACTAAGTCTTTGCTTATCTTTCTCACCAACTACAACTATTAAACCAGTTGTATCTTCATCGTATTTATTTAGAATTTCTTCAGGTGCATATGGATTTCTGATATTGACAATTTTGTTTGATGGGATACCAAACATGTTTGTCATTATTGCTTTTTTCTCTTTAAAATTAAATGGAGATTTCTTTGAATCGGTAACATTAGAAGTTCCGATGTAAACACTATCCTTTCCGAATTTCTTTACTAAATTATCATAAGTTGCGTAATGGCCCTTATGAAAAGGTTGAAAGCGGCCCGAATAAACAACTATTACTTTGTTTATGGAGTCCGCTTCCAATAATATTGATTCTGCTAAAAAATTTGATAATCCGTTCATTATACGATACCTTATATCATATAAATATATGAGATTATTCTTTTACTACTTTCATTCCGTTTCCAGAAGATTGTTGTTGTTGCTGAGCTTGTTGTTCAGCCAATTGCTTTCTAGTTGGTGCACCTGGTTGATATTGAACCGTACCATCTTGTAAATTAAGTCTTCCAGCTGGGTATTTATCATCTAATGATTCTAAAATTTCTTTTAATTCAATACTTGTGTTTTTAAATGTAGTTTCCCCCTTTTCAAGTAAAGAATCTAATCTAACCAATTCATCTGCTATTTCCTGTTTTCTAATATAAATTTGCCCAAACTCAAGTAATAATTGATTTGATTTGTCATTTAATGAGTTTATTGTATCTAAAATAGATTCATCTAATTTAGCTATTTCAATCTCAATAGATTGTTTTTGTGGAATGTTATCTAATCCTGCCATAAATTTTGTTTTTTATTGTTTATATATATAAGTATATGATTTTTTTGTTTTTATAAGAATTTTTCTAATTCTTTTATTACCATTTCTGATGTTATTGATTTTGTACACTCAAATTGTCTATCCGTTCCTTTATGGTCAGGACACCAATTCCAATCACCAGCATCTAAACGAATTCTATTGAAGCAACCCTCACATTTTCCTTTAGGTGCTGCTATTCTAATACAATCTTGCATTTCCGCCCAATCATATGAGAATCCGCTAATCAGTACAGTAGGAACATTCAAACTCCAGCTTAACCAACTCAACCCACTACCAATACCTATAAATGCTTTTGATTTTAACATTTCATCCATAACCAATTCCAATGGGCCGTTTGGATGCTGAACTATTCCTTTTGGTAATTTATTTCCCATATAATCATCACCCTCTTTAGATAATAATTTAACCGTATATCCTTTATTGTTTAACCAATCTACTACATCTTGCCATCCAGTTGTATTATTCCAAAATTTAGATTGCGCAGTACCAAATACACCAATACAAACTTGTTTAAGCTTTGTGTCTATTTTAACATTTCTTTTTTTAATTAAAGTTTTTACTTCTTTGAAATCTAGTCCCAATATATCAGAACACATTTTTTGCATTGTTTGCGTCTTTGGGTCAATTGGGTTTTTAAAGAAGTTTATAGAGTTATCATCATTATAAAATAATCCAACACAATACATTGCGTATAAATTTTCAACTGCTTTGCCAGGTTCTACAAATTTTACATTAGGATATCTTTCTTCAAACATATGATTCATAAATGTAGAAGTTATAACTTCACAATTGTGTTTCTTTCTAAATTCTTCAACATATGAAACCCAAGCCAATGAATCACCTAAAGCCTTTGAATCCATTGCTATATAAACACGTTTACCTTTTGAATTATAAACATATTCGTGCCATATTTTATCATTTTGATAAATAGCAATTTTCCATTCTACAAAATATTCTATACTACATTTACACCAACAATTATTTTTTATATTTGTAGAATAGTGTACCTTTCCAGTTTTATTATCTATAAATTTAACTGTGTATTGTGAATCTATGTTTCCTTTAATTTCAACATATGGTCCTTTAACAAAATGAATTATCACTTTATTTTTTACCTCAACTATATTATTTTTATTTTTCTTTAAATTATCGTATATCATTAACTCCAAGTTTTAACTGTTAAATCCAATAAAGAGAATCCCTCTGCTTGCTTACTATACATTTTGTTTGTTGTATATCTTGGTCTTGGGTGATTGATAAATACATGATTATACCAAAGGTCACCAACATCCCATCCGCAATCTTTAAGTCTATCTGCCCACCATTGCTTTTCTCTATTTGGAATTAAATAACAATGTGCAAGGTCTTGATTTGCTGCTGTCTTTGAAAACAACTCATCTATTTTTTCTTTTTCTCTTGATGGATTATCTGCAAATGATATGAATGGTACATTATCTCTTTCCGATAGGAAACATGCTCTATGTACTATTTCAACGAATTCTTCCAAACCAGTATAGATAAATGCATCAGCTTCAAATACTAAAGTGTAATCAAATTTTTCAGTATCCATAGTTTCTAATGCCATTCTATGCGCCAAATAACAACCATAATGTCTACCAGTCATCCAACCCAAACCAGCACCAGGGTATAATTCTCCCGGCTTATTATCTTTACTTATATGTTCAGGTCTTCTACAATTTTCAGCGGGTGCAAATCCTTCATATGGTTGGTTTACAATTGGTTCGTAATACATACCATATTTTTCCAATTGTTTAATAGATTGAATAGATACTCTTTCTCTCATATCATCTGGTCTAGTCAACATATGCTTTATTTGAATACGAGGTTTCTTACGAATGAATGAACGAAATCCTTTATCAAACTGCTCATAGAAAAATTCATTTGCTGCTTGTGTTACTCCGTGAAATACACCATAGTCATCTCCACTAATAATTCCACCTGGTTTCACTTTGTTGTACCAAACTTTTACATCTTCCATCAATGAATCATATGAATGCCCAGCATCTAACATAATAAAATCTATACTACCATTTTGGAATTGATTAGCTGCATTATGCGAAGTATCTTTGATTGTATCAAACGTACCATAGTTATCTGATAGAACTGTATTATCTATAAATTCATAAAATATATCTCCATTAAATGCTCCAACAATATTTTGATGCAATTCCTCATCATCAGTACCTTTCCAAGTATCTACCGATGTAAATTTAATATCCTTACCAGACTCTTTAATTTTTGCGGCTAAATGATTTGTTGATTTGCCAAACCATGCTCCAACTTCTACAAACGTTTCTCCACCTTTAGCGGATTCAACCATTTCATTATATAAATCGGTATATGCAAACCAACCTGGTATTTCATTAAATTCAGGTTGTAAAGTTTCTAATATAACTCGTTTAGTTAATTTTAAATCATCATCAATATAAGTAACTAAACTATTATTATCATAGGTATCCAAATATGTATGTAACTTTCTAAATATAGAAGGTAATTTATATGATAGAGCTTCTTTAACTGATAATGGATTTAGTTCTATTTTAGAAGCAAAATAAAACATATCACTTGCTGCATAGAATGTATCAACATCAGTCCTTTCACCCCATATAACACAATTTTCAGGTTTATAATCCATTAAAGGTCTCCAATAGTGTTCAAAGTTTCCAGCTTGATTTCCTACAAAATGAAATTTAATTTTATATTTTTCTAATTGTCTTGCTATCGCAAATATTTCACCTTGATTTTTACCAGGTGCAAATAATCCAACATTTAATACGTGTTTGTATGATGGGTCTAATCCTAATTCTTTTTGTGCAGCTTCCTTATCAAATGTGTATTCTTCAATTGGATATTCCCATAAATCAGTTTCAACCCCAGTTTCAATAAATCTTTGTCTACTCCATTCAGATACTAAAATATATCTATCGGGATGATAAACTATTTCAGATGGATTTGTTAATGAACCATGTGTAGATGCTACAATAAAATAAGGTCTATCTTGTCTAAAAATAACGTCTAATGCAAATAATGGTAAATCAAATTGTGGGATTTCCTGAAAATGAATTATATCAGGTTTAAAATCCTCAATTATTTGTAATATCCTAGATTTATCTTCTGCCAATGTGTGTATTGGTACTAAAGATTTAATTCTATCTTTTTGAACTACAAAAGCAGTACCTCCACTATTGTTTATTTCAACAACTTCAATTTCAAAATCTTTAATGAATTCTTTTACCTGCTTATATAGGTATTGTGGTTGTCCCCCAGTAGAAAGATGAGGAGCAACATAAAGTAACTTCTTTTTAGACATATTTTAAATTATTGTAACAAAGATACAAAATTATTTTGAAATCACCAAATTTATTTATTCAGCAGATTCAAATATAACAACACCTTCTTTTAAATCTATTTCACCCTTTGGATATGTTTTTTCTAAATCTTTGATAACTTGATTAAATTCTAAACCAATTTTATCAGATTCAGTTTCTACACCTGCTTTAACAGATTCTAATCTTTCAATTTCCAATTTTAATTCTCTAATTCTCAAATGAATTTGTCCTAAATTCAATATCAATTCGTTTGACTGCGTTTGGTATGATATTAGGTTGTCTAATGTTTCTTTTGGTAATTGTTCAGTCTTTTGTGCCATAATATATTATTTATATATAAGTATATATTTTTTAAGAATTAAGTTTAGATTCCAAATCCCTAACTTTTAAGGTTAATTCTTGAACTGCTTTCCATAGAACAAATACTAATCCTTGCTTATCAATACCAGATGTCATCCATTTCTTATCTCCAGTTGGATTTTCCTCATCTTCATAATGCCAATCAAAGTCAACCCAATCTTCAAATCCAGCAGCAACTACTTCTTCCGCAATTACACCGGTTTGAATAGGAGGATTTTCTAAATCCTTATCAGCTTTCCAATAGTAATTTACAATTGGAACACTTAATATTTTATCTAATAAATTATCAGGTTCCCAACTTGTAATATCATATTTATGCCTTATACACGAAGTATCTCTACCAATAGTCCAGTTACTAAGTGATATTTCTAATCCTCTACGAGTTCCACCACCGGGACTATATAAACCAAATAAATAAACCGTAGGGAATGTTTCTCCACCCTGAGTTGTATATGTTAATTGTCCGGCTTTTCCATTACTTGCTTGCCAGTTAGTAAAACCAGTTCCTAATGATATGTTATTACCATTAGTATTAATGTGTCCAGCAGATGCTTCTATATTAATTGCATTTCCACTACTTGTACCTTTTATCTGAACAGTTGAGTTTGTACCATCTCCAGTTAATTCGTACCACCCCTTTGATGTTAATACTGGGAGTGCTGTTGATGTACTTTTTTCTGCTTTAAAATATTTGTCTGTACCAGATGCAATTTGAATACCTGCACTTGTCAACTCAACTATTTCACTAAGTTTATTTAATTGTATTGCTGGGAATGTTTGTGCGAAGAAAACATCAACATTACCACTAATAACAGCCCCCCATTGACTATGCCAAGGGTATGCATAATATGTTATACCGGCTTCTAAAGTAAGTGTTTGATTAGTGTTTCCTGTTCCCGTAACCGATGCACCAGTACCAGAGATATAAGTTGAAACATCAAAGTAACCTGCTGTAAGTGATGCGAATACAGTACCAGTTGGGTCATCTGTAGTGAATATATCAAATCCAAACTCTCCATTAATTACACCTGACCAAGGTGTATTTGGAGTGACTCCTACGTTATTAGCAGAAAAATCAATATCACCATCTGAATATGTACCAGTAGCTCCTGTTAAATTAATTGCTGTACCATTGCCAGCTGTAAGTGTATAGTATTTAGTAGAACTATTACTCAAATATGTACTAGAATTGGCCGAACTTATTGTTGGTAAACTATCATTTATTGTAGCTACGGTAACGTTGACAGTACTTCCCCCAATTACTGATAAAGCGCCTTTTTTTAATATCAAATCAGGATTACCACCGGCTGTTGTTTTTATGTAAATACTATTATTAGCTGCATCCAAAAATAAAGTAGATAAATTATTTCTAATTAAACCAGAATCAATTATCCATCCATCAATACCTCCCAAATAACCACTATCAGCAGTGACTGAACCTGCAATAGTTAAGTTAGTACCATCAAAATATAATCTATTTCCAAGTGAGAATTGACTGTTATTATCTACATAAAATGAAGTGTTTGAATTTTGATAAGTACCAGTTCCAATATAAATCTTTTTATTAGTTCCATCTAATGTAATACCTCCATTACCTACTTTAAATGTATCAGAAAAATACCCACCTACCCCAGCAACCACAGGCGAATATATAAAATTAGATGATATAAAAGTACCAGGAAATGCACCATCTGCTAATTCTTTAGTTCTAGATAATGAGGCGCTATATGCAAATGTTGATTTTAATTGTGCAATATTTTCTGCAGATGTTAATGCCGTTGCAGCAGAACCAGATGCTGAAGCGTTTGCATATGCTTGCGTTGATGCGTTACCGCCACCACCTGCTACTATATTTAAATCTCCAGATATTTCTAATCCAGTTCCACTCCATTTTAAATAACTAGTCCCAGCGGTATCCAATAAAGAAAGTCTTGGCATATAAGCTCCTGCTCCTAAATCATAAATTCCCAACCAAATACCACTTTGATTATATCCAATTGTACTGTATTGCCCAATTGCCATATATGGGTCATCACGCCCTCCAGCTAATACAATATTTGCAAAAGCACTACCAACATTGTTACCAACATTAATTGTATTTTTTACAAATGATTCTTCAAATATTGCAATCTTAGCTGCCACAAAGAATTCTTCTTCTCCCAAAAATTGCCACCAAGCATTATCACCACCAGAAGTTGGTGCGTGATAATTAACAAAAGTACCTTGCTTATTATAAGTTGTTGGACCGCTTCCACTTATTGCTGCGTAATAAGTTACAGGAGATGTTCCATAAATAACCGCATCTCTTCTTGTATTTTTAGTTTCTACAGACCCACTATAATCGGTTGTATTATTCCACTCACCTCTCATTACAATACCAGGTCCAGTTGACCCTTCTATTTGTATTGATAATGATTGTGTTTTATATAGGGTTTGTCTACCTTCGCATTCAATTTGATATACAATTTCAGCAATACTATTTGTTTGTGGGTCTGACCAATTTGTTATTGGTGGCATTTCAGCAGGTACTCCGGTCACATAACTTCCTACTAACCAACTATTTGGTAAAGTTAGCCAAGATGATTTAGTATATATAGAAACCCTACATTGATTTGGGTATCCAGTTTTACCATATGCATCTACTGCAGTTATAGGACTCCATCCTGCCGGCTGATTTGTTAATTCTTGATTACCTCTATATACTCTAACTAATGTACCCGTTCCAGATGTTCTAAATTCTCCAGATACTCTATAAACTGCTGATGAATTTTCATTTGTTAATTTAACATCATATGGAGCTGGGGGTTCAAATTGTACAGAAATAGATTGTGTTACAAATTGAACTTGTCTTCCACCATATACTCTATCGTTTTCAAAATCTACCTTATATACAATTGTACCTGATGAACTAACAGCCGGTGCATACCAACCAATTATATCTCCAATTGAGGCTGGACTACCAGCTGGGAATTTGTTAGCTGCTGTTGTAATCCAAGACGATGTTGTAAATATTGATGCCGATGAATATCCTAATATACCAATAACATTATCTTGAAAATCATAATCATCAGGATATGTTGGTGCCGGATACGATGTTACGTTTGTTAATTGCTGAGTTCCCTTAAATGTGGTTATCTTCATTCCAGTTGCTTTGAATGAACTTGTCCACAAATTAGCTGTCATAGCACAATTATCATTTGATGATACTATTTTATAAGCATCTGCTCCAGCCTTTATACCAGATATTGTTAATTGTCCTTCTGCTCTAATATCAGATTGTTGTAGTGAAGTATATACAGGAGCTTTACCATCGGTAAGCTTAACTTTCCAAGTTTTGTTTTCGCCAGGCCCAGCAGCATCAGAACCATCAATTGGTCCAAATGTATATGATGGTGGTGTACCTTCTAATGGTTGAGGTCCATCATAAAAAGTTTCACTACCATCTAATTCTACATAATACAAATAAGCGTTTGGACCTGCTGTTACTCCAGCTGAATATGACCCCGTTGTATTAAATGCACTTACTATTAAATCAATACCACTTTCAGGTGTAGTTTTTCTACCATCTCTATTATAGTTTACAGTATATGAAGATGCTTTAAAATCTACTTTACGAGCTTTAGCAGCATCTATGTTTTTTGTAAATGTTTGTGTTCTAGTATAAATTGATGAAGTATATGAATGCCCAGCTCCTAATGCAAATGGATATACTTGAATTGTATAAAGTGCACTTGCCGAAACGTATGGATGGTCAAATCTATTATAATTTATAGTTGCTGTACTTAATGATGAAGATGATAATGAACCTGTTCTGATATTCCATATAGAACCTCCTCTAGTTTCAATTGAGTTTATTCTCCAAGTACCAGGAGCTATTGAACGTGTTGTGAATGTAAGAAAATCATCTCCTTCTTTAACTTGTATTGTTGTATTTGCTGGAGAATATCCAACTGGAGTTACATAACCCACTTCATCAGCTGCTAATGTTACTACCGATGGAGTCATTAATATTTGTATAGGTGGTGCTCCTTCTAATACTTTTGTATAATTTACAATCACACTAGCAGTATAGATAGATGATGTATAATATGGATGTATTATAAGTGGATATTCAACACTACCACTTAATTGTGTAAAATTAGATGATGCACTTACTATTAACGATGCCGTATATGGTACTCCAAATGATGAAGTAAATTGTATATTACCTGATTTAATATTTTTTTCTATTATTGAACCAGTTGCTATATAGAATGTACCATGTGTACTTAAATTATTTAAAGTATATGCGCTTGAACTAAATGCAAGATATCTAGAACCTTGTTTTAATTTAATATCGGTAATTGAAGGTCTAAAATCATTTATAACACCTCTTGAATTAGCTCCCAATGTTACGGCGATTGGATTTACCTCAAATACAATACTCTCATCTCCTTGCTTACCTTCTGGTACAATTGTAAAGGTTTTATCTAAACTAACCGATGCAGATGTCCAAGGTTCAGTATATGTAAATGTTAGTGTTAAATTTTTAGTTTGATTTAAAGGACTTCTTACATAATTTAAACCAGATGGAGCTTGTGATGGGATTATATTTTTATTATCATCAGTTGCAACAACAGTTAGTGTTGGGTGTAAACTTTGAGTATGATAATACATCCAATATTCAGGAACCCAATCTTTATTAATTGACATTGATGGATAAATCTGAAACGAAGATGTTACTGCTTCTAATGTACTTGTAGTTCCTCTTTTTGCAAAAGAAGCGGTAGCAAATCCAAATGAAGGTCTAAATTCAATTTCCGTTCTAGGATTTATTGTAAATGAATCAGCATTATAAGTTACAGTACCACTATCCAATCCATCTTGCAAATCTTCCAATATAATTGATGCTAACACAGAAGATGATACAGCGTAAGCTGGCCCAGATGCTGCAGATGATGATGGCATTAAGTAAACTATTCTTCTGAAATCAATTGAATCTCTATTGAATACTGCATTATAATCTATTTGGCTAGTACCTAATGAACCTGTTGATAATCCCACAATCATATTACTTGCAGTAACATAAGATAAGTTTACAAACTTTTCATTTCCTTCTTTAGAGCGAGAAATAATATGAAGTTGAATATTTGAAAAGTTTTTATAAGATTGTTTACTTAATAAAATATCATTAATACCATCAATTCTTACCGCTTGAATTTCCAAAGATGATGTACTACTATTTCTAATTTGAGTTCCTCTATAAGGTCTAATAATATGATTCACACCACCAAATCCATCTAATATTTTATATATGTTAATGGTATCGGTAAATCCCTCACACTCTCCTGTCAATTTTACTAATTGAACATTTATATCACTTCTAGAACCTGTGAAATCCTGAACTCTCATAAAAACATTACTAGTTCCAATTCCTTGTAATAATCCAGGATATTGGCCGCTTCCAGAATACAATGGGTCTGGCCCAGCGTAAACTGATGCGGTATATTGAGATGAAGATAATGCGTTTCCAAAGAAATCAAAAGATTGAGACGTATAATGTACCGAACCTGTTAATAAAGTTTTTTGTTCTTCTATTGTTATAATCGTAGGTGGTACTGGATTTGAACCAGAATCAAACTGAAATCCTGTACTTGATGCTACTAATCTTAATTGCTTTCGTATTGTTTGTAAGTTACCACCATCAAAAGTTTTGGTTTCTTCAACCAATACAGGTATATAATTATTATTTATATCATAAAATTCAAAACGATATACAAAAGTTTCTGCAGGTAAATTTCTTGGTACTGATTGTATAAATGTAATTTCATCAGGAGAAAATGCCGTTTCTTGCGATGCCTTTAAACTAACATCAGCTATGTACCAATCAGTTCCCCTCACATCAAAATATAATTTAGCGTTATCAATTTTTTCTGCTTTTATATTTTCACTAATATTTTGTTTTTGAAGTAAAGCGTTTTGAGTTTTTAATGTTACTATACTTTGCTTTACTTGTACAGTAGTTGGTGAACCATTTATTGTTGTTTGTTTAGAACCGCTTAAGTATGCTTCAATATAATTATTAATATTACCAACTGCTTCTTTTTTAACATTAAAATTTAAACTATATTCAATGCCTTCATTTATATTAAAAGATTTTGATGTAAAGAATTTTTCAACACCAATAGTATTATTTAATTTAACTGAATTATATAAAAATGTTTGATTAAATTGAGTTGTTAAATTATTTGAAGAAGTTATCCAATATCCAGTTGGATATAGTGATTTAAAATTTATATTATCAAACAAACCATAATTTTCTTGATTCTTTGTAGTAGATTCTAAATCAACTAAAATTTCATTTGATTCTAATTGTATTTCTTGAACAAATTGAAAATCGGATAAATCTGCTGTTGATTTTCTAAATATTTTTACTCTAGCACAGTCTCCAACAAACGTAGTTAAATCTGCCAATGTTATTTTTGCAAAAGAACCAGTTAAAGCTGTTTTTAAATTATCAACCCCCTCCGTATAATTAAATGTTGCGGTAAATGTTTCATTTGTAAAATTTTGAACTAAACCTCCATTTGCTGGATTGTATGGTTGATTTACTAATATTTCTCTTGAATTAATTACTTCCGTAACTAAAGGGGAATACTCTATGCCAGGAATATCCAAATATGTTCCTACAACAGATGCTGTCCAAAACGTGTTTCCAACGGTTGTTAATAAATATTCTGTGGCTTGTGTGAAATTTGTTACTGGCTGTCCTACACTTGGGGTTAATGCCTGCCCATTTACAATTCCAGTTTGAATTTTTGAAGTAACTACATTTGAAAATATTGGTTTAACTATTTCAGTAATACTCACTTGTGGTCTTACATAAAATCTTACTTTATCTTCATTTGAAAGTAATCTATTAACGTTAAAATCTCTCTCCCATTTAAGATTATAAATACCAGCCCATTCTTCTGGGATTGGTTGTACCACTCCATCAGTATCTATATATGTTTTTAATTCTCCTAATACCGTAATTTTTGCATTACCAATTGGAGTATCTTCGTATATGTAAACAGCAACAACTTTTGACAATCCCTCATAGTATTCAGGAACACCATTACCTGGTTCAAAATAAATTGGATTACCCTCAACATCTAATATTTCTATTTTTATATCAGTGCTCTCTTTTAAATGTTCAGAGCCTTCAATTAAAAATCCATTCTTACCACCGGTAAATGATTCCTTAAATTCAGTAATTCTAAAATATGTTGAATTTGGATTCGTATCTACCAAATATGTTTGAAAGTAAGTTAAATTTTGCGTTAAATTATCCGCATATTTTTTGATTCTTGCCATGTGGGTTTCTATTATTCTTATTGATAAATATTCTTAATATTTTTTATCATTATAATTATATATAGAAAACTAAAGAAAACTAAAGAAAGTTATGAAAAAATACGCAATGATACAAATAGATGCCGAAATACATCAAGCATTAAAAGAATTTTGTAAAGAGAAAGGATATAAGATAAATGGGTTAGTAGAAACCCTTATAAAAGAAAAGGTGCAGTCTTTGAACAAGACCACACCTAAAAATGTATTACCGGTTGTTAGAAGTTAATCTTACTAAAACCATCTATTTTTTTAATTTCAATAAGTCCATCCACAATATCTCTCATTTGTTCTAAGTGGGATATTACCCAAATGAAATCAAATTGAGTTTTAAGATATTGCATCATCATAAATAGGGATGATAGATTATCCGCATCCAATGTCCCAAACCCCTCATCTATTACTAAGAAGTTTGGTCTAGGCAGGTTGCATATGTTAATTAGAGCCACTCTAATCGCTAATCCCGATATGAACTTCTCCATACCACTACACATCTCTAAAGCCCATTCCTGGTCTTCGTAAACGATTCTAGCGTTAATGTTCTTTCCATCAGTATCCATTGATATTGAGAAGTCTACCACTTGTCCTAATATGTTGTTCACTTCGTTTTCAATTGCTGGAAGTGCTTTGGATATTAGTTCGTAGGGTACACCATCTTTCTTAACTGCATCTAAGTAGAATGTATATAATTGGTTTTTACTTTCCAATTCTTTTACTTCCTCCATCTTAGCTACCATATTATCAATGTAGGTTTTTGTTGC